CGCGAAGCGCGGGCTTTTCCGATGCGGCAATCGGGCCTCGCCCCGGCCCGATCCGTGCGCGTTCATGCGAAAATGCCGACCTCATGGCCCCGTAGCTCAGCTGGATAGAGCGGTCCCCTCCTAAGGGCTTGCGCTACCCATGAGGGCCTTATGCAACAAGGGGTTTAGCGCAAGAGGGCGCCGCTAAATGCCGCGCAATCACAGCGAAATAGCACAGGTAGCACAGGCTTAACGCCGCCGCACCAATGCGATCAGCGCGTCCTCCGCGGCCCGCTTCCGCATCATCTCCGCCGACGGCTCATGTGGCCGCCGCTTCTCGTGCGGGCCGCCGCGCGCAGCGATCCAGCGCTCCACCCCGCGCCGAGCCAAGCGGATGCTGCCGTCCGATCCGCGCACCTTCCGGCCGGCCCAATTGATCTCTACCTCTACCCATCCGTCCCGGCGCTTGATCGTCGCCACGGACCCATAGCGCAGGAACAGGACGCTCATGTCGTCCGAGTCGTTCCACTTGAAGGCCGGGCCAAGCATGGAGGCATGTTAGCCCCCGACGCGTGACCAGAACCCAGTGCCCTCGGAATAGACCAGGTCGAACGCCCGCAGATTGGTCATTGAGTAGCTTTCCGCGATGTTTCCGCCCGTAGTAAGGGATAGCGGGCCGACCGAAGTGGGAATGATCGTCATCCGGAAGATGCCATTCGGGGCGGAAAAGGCCTGGTGCGGCGGGTTGATTGTGGAAATGGTCGCGCTGCCCGTGAGCTGGATGTACTCGGCCTGCGGTGAGATGACGGACGCCGCGGCCACCTGCTGGGCCGATGCAATCGCGCCGAACCCGAACCGGATGCCGTTGTCCGTGATGCCGCGGAACATGAAGTGCGGGGCATCCACGCCGCCATTGGCCGTCTTGGGCGGGACCGGGGCACCGTCGGCCGTCTTGTAGGTGTCGAAGATGATGGCCGCGTACGGGCCACCGTCCCACGTCGCAAGGGTGTTGTCGTAGGTCACGCCACCCGCCTGCGAACCGCCGATCACTTCGATGTTCACCGGGAAGTTCGTGTGACCAGGCTGCGAGCGGACCATGTAGCTGATGCCCCCCGACCCCGAGGCGCCCGTCTGGGCGACGTGGCACGCAATGAACTGGATGTGGTCGCAGTAGCCCAGTCGCACGCCAATCGTGTTCACGTCGTTGTAGCGATCGATATAGCAGCGCAGGAACGTGATCTGGTTGACGTTGCCGTTGCCATTGGCGATGTCTACGCCGTGAGCGCCAACGCCCGGGTACTGGCCGACCAGCTGCTCGTAGTAGTGATCGATCGGGGCCGCGCCGCCGTAGGTCGGGCCAAGCGCGCTATCCGCCCCAATTTCCAGCATGAAGTTGTTGCGCCAGTTGACGCACGTCACCTGCCGCACGGTCTGGTGGAAGGAACGCATGGACCGGATGGGAACCACGTTCTTCCCGTTGCAGTCCAACATGAACCCTTCCAGATGCACGCCGGAAATCGGCCCCTGGATGTCGATGAAGGGGCGGCTGTCAGAGGGGCCGTCATAAACCAGCACGGTCGCAGCGTCCGAGGCGTTCATCGTCTGCTGCGTGCGGCCAACGCCCTTGCCGACAATGCCCACGCCGTTAAGCGTGGACGGGTTGCTGGGTGCAGCGTTGCCGAGGACGATTGAATCCGTGAAGCGGAAGCGGCCCTCCGGGAAGGTCACGCGCCCGCCCGTAAGCGCAACTGCATCCTGAGCCAGCGCGAAGGCGGTATTGCACGATACCGAGCCGGTCGGATCGGCGCCGAAGTCGGTAATGGAGCGATCGATCTCCCGCGTCTTGTCTTGCGAGGATCGGGATACAGCGCCCGTGCCAGCCTGGATGAAGACAACCGCGTCAGCGTCGCCCGCGTCGGCGGTGATGTCCTCCTGCGTCCAGATCGTCACATCCTGGTCGTCTTTCAGGACGTAGTCGTAGACCACTCCCGGCGTGAGGAACATCGTGGCCTCGCCGCGGGCATCCAGAATGATCGGATTGGTGTTGGCGACCGTGCCCGCCCGGTTCGTATACGTTGCCTGCGGGGTGATCGTGTTCGCCGCGTAGGTGTAGAGGCGCCCGCCTGCCGCAGGGGTTCCATCATTGAAGAAGAACTGCTGCTTGGCGTTGGGAGTGCGAATTGCGGGCATCCTGCCCCTCCAAAAAATAAAACCCCCGGACATCCGGGGGCTTGTGGTAGGTTTCTGCTTCGGTCAGTTTTCTTTCGAACTGGTATAGGCCGATGTGACCGAGCCGGGCGCAGCCTGTAGGCGTTGAAGCGCCTCTTCGATCACGCGACGCTCCACTGGCGTGGCCTGTTCGAGGATTCGCCGCGCCTCCCCAGGGTTGGTGAGAGCTTCGGCAAGACGAGCGTTAACCCGATCAGTGCCAGCCTTGCCGAGCATCCGTAGCAGCCCCGAGCCAGGCACCGAGAACCCAAGCTCCTGCACAGCACCAAGAATGTCGCCCTGAGTCATGAACTTCTGGAACGAATCAGAACCAGAACCTCGCGCTGCCGTATCGGCGAACACTTGTCGCGAGAGATCGTCGTTGACCGCGCCGATGGTGGCGAAGTCCTTCTGGCTGAGGATGTCGCTAGCCTTGGCCTTGTTGAACCCAGTCGCCTTCTGTGCAACGCGGTCGAGGTCCTTCACTTGACGACCAAACGCACCTGGTTGGATCTGATAAGCCCCCGTAACTGGGTCAAGCGTCGCCCCCGTTCCGGAATCGAGAAGGGACTCCCCAAGCTGCATGCGATTGATTGGTTTGGACCCTTGTTTATAGGCCTCAATGTACTCGCCGTACTTAGGCGCCTGTTTAGCTAGCACGCGATCAAGCTGGTTCTTGACGGCCATCAGTTCGCGAGAGCCGGCGAGAGCAGCAGCCGAATCGCCGCCATACTTGCCGCCCAGCATGTCGCCGATGGTTTTGCGGACGTTGTCCAGAACAGCCACCCGGTCATGCCCCACAGTCTCGCGGGCAAACGCCTTCTGGGCACTCTTGAGAGCCTCCTGACCAGTTTTCGAGGTGAATGCTCCGGATGGCATTTCGCCGCGGCGGATCATCGTCATCGCAGCCTTTGCAGCCGCCAGATCGGCCGCTGACTTGCGCCCATTTTCAGCGAAGCCGGCGAGCGCGCTTAGAGCGTCTTTCTTTCTTTCTGCTTCACCAACCTCTCGGGTAAGCAGAGACCTGACATCTGTAAGCGCCTTCTGCACTGCCGGCCGTCCGGTCTGTGCATTTTCCAGCCGCTTGATCTGAGAAAGCAGGCGCGAAGTATCGACGCCGTCGATCTTCATGGCCTCAGTCCGCAGCGGGTTTGCGGTAGTGGCGCGGGCACGCTCCGCCGCTTCCATTGCTGCGCGGTCGCCAGCAATGCCGCCAATCGCCTCGGAGCGAGCCACATTATTCGCGCGTCGCATCTGGTCGAACTCGGCGCCCCGGCGCGCAGAAACCGCCCGCTGAAGCTGAGCAATGCCGGGGTCCAGCGTTTCCTCAGCAAGCGTTCGCGACACGCCAGGGATCGCCGATGGGCCGGGCACGGACAGGCGCTCAGGGTGTAGCGCAGACCCACGAAGGACCGTGCCGACCGCCTGGTCCACCCCTTTTCCGGTGAACGGGCTCACAGTGCTGCGAATCACCTGCCGCCCCGCGCCATTGGCGAGAGAAAGCAAGCTAGATCCCGCTGCCGGGCTGAGCCCGCCCGCAATGCCGGCACCTACCTGCACGGGCACGGGCAATCCCGCCTCCCTCGCAACGCCAGCCGCGCCTGCGCCAGTGGCAGCGCCTGCGATCTGCGTTTTTGGCGCAGCGGTCAGAAACTGTTGCAGACGCGGCAGGCCGTTGAGGGCCGATCCCAAACCGAGCGTCAGTCCAACACCAGTGAGGGCGCGCCCAGCGTCAGACTGTACCCGCTCTGAGGCTGTTTCCGGCCGCGGCACACCCGCCTTGTCCAGAAGCTGGCCCCAACCCTCGCGCGTCGTCGCCTGGCGCTCCCAGCGGCGCTCAGGCACGCCCGTAATGAGGCTCTTTGTGGTCGGGCCTTTCTCACCAAGCCAGTTCGCGGCATGGATGAACGGGTCCACAAATAGGCCCACGAGATCGGCAGTACCCTCAACGACGTTGCGCGTGCTGAGGCCGAGATCGTGCTTGATCTTTTGACCAGTCGTTCTCTCCGGGCCAGATGCATCAACGCGCGATTCCACATCGCTGAAGTCCGCCTTGGGAGCAGCTCCGATGCTCTGAAGCACTGCGTTGATCTGCTCCGGAGTCGCATTGTCTGGGACGCGCAGGCGCCGACCATCAGGGGTGCGAATAGTCGGCATCAATCCTCCCAGGAAAAGCCAGGCGGCAATTGCGGGCGCCCATTGGTTGGCGCGGGCTGCGCGCCAGCGGGCGCCTGATTCGTGTTGAGCTGCTCGATCTTTCGATATGCCGCCGTCTGCGCGCGAAGGAGTTGCGCCTTGATCCGGTTCAGGCTGGCCGCGAACTCCCCTTCGCTCATCTGCGGATCAATCGCACCAACGGCATCCATCAGCTTCTTGCCCTCAGCATCAGAGAGCGCGCCCATGCCCTTGAGCTGCGAAACCATCGGGATGAAGGTTTGCGCCTTGAAAGTGGCGAGCTGAGCGTCGAAGTTCTTACGGTCCGAGCCAGGAATGGACGGCAGCATGGACGACATGCCGGTGCCGGCACCTCGGCCGGGATGCTCTAGCAGCAAGTTCAGGCTGCGAATCGTTTCATCAGTGGACCGGATGGCGCCCTCAATGCCAGCGACAGCATCGGCGCGCTTCTGGTGCTGATCCTGCATACGCAACGCATTCGCACCCTGCACGCCGGCCGATGCGGTTTCGCCCGTAAGCTTGTTGACGCGGTAGAACGTGCCGTCCTGCCCCTGCACGATCTGCCAATTAGCCGCCTTGTCTTCCGTGCTGGCATTGCCCTTGGTGGGGAATTTCAGGCCGCCCGCTTGCGCGGTGGGATTCGCGAAACGATCTGCCACGCCAGGTCCGGCGTTGTATGCAGCAAGCGCGAGGTCCGGACGACCCGGGTAGCGCTTGAGCATGGCAATGAGGTAGTCGCGGCCGAAGCGCACGTTCTCCTGCGGGCTGTTGCCCTGCATGGGTGTCACGCCGAAACCTGGGTCGCGCGCAGTCGCCGGCATAACCTGAGTCAGCCCCTGCGCGCCCTTTGGGGAGATGGCGTTCGGATTGCCGCCGCTCTCCTGCTGAATGAGGTGCGGGAGTATCTGCGCAGCCTGCTGCTCCGGACTGGCATTCGGGTCGATCTGGCCGACGTTGCCCAAGATGCTGCGGACATAGTTGTCCGTCTCGGCGATGCCAAAGCCGCCTTGTGGAGCACTGCCGCCATCAACCGGGCGCGGAGCCTGCCCCGGGGCAATCCACCAGCCATTTCCGGCCGCATCCGTCTGGAACTGCGGCTTTTCTGGCGCGAACGGCTGCGAAGCGATGACCCGCCCATCGGCGCCATAACGTGCGGAGCCAGGCGCAAGGGTGAACTGTTCCTGCTCGGATGGCTGGGGATCAAATGCATCAGCGATCGAAGAGACCATCTGGATGTCATTTGCCGACAAGGTCGCCGGGTACTCGCCTGGCGCTACCTCTTGGGCAAGCGGTAGCGCCTGCTGATAGAGGGAGTTTGCCAACTGCACATTTCCGGACTTGAGGGCGCGGTCCACCATGCGCGCCTGCTTGCCAAACTGTTCGTACTTTGCCCACTGCGCTTCTTGGTCGGCCTGCGCGTTCTGCCGAGCGTCCTGCTTGGCGCGCATGTCGAACAACTGATCCTGCTGCCGCAGCTGGTTGCCAGTCTGATAGCCCTGCAAAAAAGTGCTAAGCGGATTCGTAGCCATCAGACGCCACCCCAGCCCCAATTGTTGCCATTTCGTCCCGCATAAAGCCCAGCGAGTCCAGTCAGCCCATTAGCAAACCCGCCCCACGCATCAGCGGAGCCGTTGATTCCCGATGCACGAGCGGCGCCGGCATTCATCATGTTTTGACCCACGTTGTTGGCAGTTGCGAGGCCGTACTGGTTGTTCTGGCTCGTAGCCGTCTGCCCAATGCCCGCCAGCGACGCCAGCGAGTTCATGTAGGGCCGATAACCCTGCTGGTCGGCATAGTCCTGCCCGAACTTCGTGAGCGCCTTGGCCGCCTTGCCAGAGAACAGGCCGCCAGCCGCCGCGGCGGAGCTATCCAGCGTGCGCTGGCCTTCCGTGAGGCCGAACTGATAGCCGGGCGCGCTGCGGAAGCGGTCGAACGCCTGCGACTGCGTCAGCGAGGTGCCTGGGACGGAGGAAGTCGCCGCGGCTTGAGGCGTGTTGGCCTGATAGACCTGACGCAGATGGCCTTCCAGAGCGCCGAAGTCGGAGGTCTTGTCGAACTTGCCCTTGTGGTAGGCGGAAACCTCGTCCCACGCCTTGCGGTAGGCCGGATCGCTCGCGTAGAGCTGCGGATTCGCACTCGGCACAGCGCCAGCGCCGAACCACTCGGTGGGCATGGACGACTGCTGCGCGGACTGCGTCACCGTGGACGTGGGCAGGCCGAGTAGCGCCATGTATTCCTGCAAGCCAGTGAGGCCGGCTTGGCGGAACGGCTCGTTGTCCGAGCGCGCCTGGTTGAACATGTCCAACTGGACTTGAGACGCCTGATCTGCCGACCGCGCCTGTGCATTAGCCGCGCTCTTGGCGGCCTTCGCCTGCTTATTGGCTTGGTACGCGCTTACGGCAACGGTTGCGATGACTGCTGCTGCGGGCATCCTTGCCCCTCCATCCACGCTTCGCGCGTCAATTCAAAGAAATCCACATCGACTGCTCCACTTTCGCGGAGCCAGCCGTCCTTTTGTCCAGCGAACCAAACAAATCCGGCGCGTTCTGCCAGCCGTCTCACATGAGGCAAATCCTTTGCCACCTGAGTGATGATTGCTTCCGCCCCCATCGACTCAAACATGTAAGACAGCGCGCACTGCGCGAGTTCGTCCACAGCGCGCCTTTCCCCCGGCCCTTTCGGAAAGAACAGGGTGTGCACCTCGTACACATCAGGAAGGCGGCGATGAAAAACCCAACCACCCCGCTCAAACTGAATCCCGATGCAGTCGTCCCACACACTCGAAAAGTCCACAGGACCGTCACCCGCCTGTGACACATACGGAAAAACACCCGGGTGATTGGCAATTTCATTGAAGAACGCTGGAGAGCTACTTATCTCCATGAGTCTCCTGTCAGGGGATCTGGTGACCGGGCGGAACCGGGCGATCGCCTGTATCGGGAATTGAGCTGGAGCCGGTAAGGCCGTTGGTCTGCGCAACCTGGGCGGTTGCCGTGGCCGTGGCATCGATGGAGCTGGCGTAGTCCGCCACCTGCGTGACGTAGACGGTGTTGGATGCCACCTGAGCCTGTGTGGCGACCACGTCGGTTACCACCTGCGTGATGCTCGGCCCCTGAACGCCCCCGACGCGCTCGCCGAGGACGCGGAAGTAGTTCCACCAGCGCTTGTTGAAGCGCCCAGTACGCGGATCGATCACAGGCTCGTCAATGCGCGGCAACCAGTCCTCCACGCTTCGGATCGGATCGCTGCCCGCCCACGCCACCGGAGAGGCCGCAGAGGCAAAACCCGTCGCCGTGTAGCAGCTGACCGAGTTGGTCGTGCCGGGGGCCGCGGAAGAGCGAAATCCGACCGAGATGGCGCAAGAGGCCGAAGCCATCAGAACACCGCGCCGATGGACCAGCTATTGATCGTGTGCGTGCCCGCTCCGCCGTAAGCGTTCTCGACGATCTTCGACACGACGCAGTCATCCGCGCCAGCGCCAGTCAGGTCGATCGCTGCGCCGCCCGAGGTGGCCGCAACCTTGAACGTGTTGGTCGTGGCGTCTCGGACGAAATAGATCGTGCCCTCCACGAGGCCAGCCGGAACCGTGCCGCCGTAGAAGACGATCGTGTCTGTGTTCACGTAGCCGTGCGACGGTGCAGTGACCACGTCTGTGGACGGATCGGCCTGAAACTCTTTGGGGCTGCCACCGTTAGGGCTGTAGCCCTTGAACGTGCTACCAGCCCACAGACCAGCCCAGCGGACGGTATGGCCGGCACCAACAGTGAAGTTGGTGACTGACGAAACCGTGCGGACACCGCCCGAGGCAGCATTGAACGCACACGAGATGCGGGTGTAGCCGCTGCCGGTAAGTTCGTTCGCACCCGTCGCGCCAGGAAAACCGCTGTGCAGGCTCATGGAATCGATGGTGATGGCGTCCAGCGCCTGGTTGCGCGAGGTCGTGGTGAGGCTCATCAGGACACCCGATACAGACCGATAACCAACGAACTCATGGCCGCGGCGTTGGCCGACTGCCATGCGACACGGATGGTCCCTGCTCCGCTATTTGCGATCACGACTGCGGGGCGGTAAACCGTATGCGTCACCACGCCGGTGCCGATGGCATCCCATGTATTCACGAAGTTGGACGGCGTAACCGGGAGGGTTGCGTCAAAGTTGCTCGCGGTATCCGCGCCCGCTGAAGTCGTGAACTCATTCCTGAAAGCGAACAGAACGTGATTCGCCACCTGGATGTAGCGGCCGGCACGGGCGGTGATCGCCGTAATGTTCGTTGGATTGCTGATGGTGGGCGTCCACGTCCCTACAGACACGCCAAGCGTCGCCAGGGCCGTGGTGGCGTCCGCGTCATCCAGGAGGGACAGAGCGAAGTTGGTAATCGTCTTCGCGACCAAATTGCCGGTCGAAGCCCTTGCGGGGAATGTATTCGCGGCGAATGCGACCTGAGAAACAGTGTCGGCACCGGACCCGATAGGCAGCGAATTGGCGGCCCAGTTCGCCCCAGCGAGCGCCGTAAGCGTCGCATCAGCCGCCTGCGCGCCAAGGGTGGACCTCACAGCACTTGCGTCGGCATCGTCCAGGATCGACAACGCGAAATCGGTGATCGACTTCGCCTCCGCATCGCCGGCAGAACTGCGCGCAAGGAAGGTATTCGCCGCAAGAAGGATCTGGGCGATCGTGTCGTTGCCAGTGCCCACCGGGACCGCGTTATCGGCCCATGCAGTCGCGGACAGGGCTGCCAGCGTCGGATCGGCCGCAATGGCCTTGGCGCCGATAGCCGTGACCGTCGTCTTTACGGTCTGGCCGCTCTGCGTAATCGGAACCAGTTCAGCGCCAGCAAGGGCGCCAGAATCCGGCAGTTCGCTGATCTTAGGCATTCGCCACGTCCGTGTTGATGTTGAAGCCGCGCCAAGCAATGCGGACTGGCTCCGAAGTCCACAGGCGGTAATAGCGGGTGCGGGACTTGCCCATGCGGCGCCAGATGGCCCGCTTGCGGAAGTCGCCCAACTGGCCGAGCGAGCGTTCCAGCGCATTGCTCCAGTTGCGGCCGCCGTCGTCGGACCATGTCAGCCACACCTTCGGGTCTGCGCCAGGGTCGACGCTGCCATCGAGAAAGATGACGAGTCCGCCCTCGGTCTCCAGCGGGTCCGCGCTCTCATCGGTCAGGCCGACGATGTCTTCGGTGCGCCCGCCATTGCCGACGCCCATATCGGCGATAAGCTCGCCAAAGTGGTACGAAACCCAGTGGTTCTCGCTGTCGATCTGGTGCCACGTCCGCTCGCGGTAGATCTCGTCCCCGTCGTCGGTGTAGGTGTCCATATCGAGCGTGAACAAGCGGCCGTCGGAGTGGTCGCCAGTGAAATGCTCGCTGTTGAAGAAGGCGTGCGCTTCGCCGCGGTGACGCTCAAGCTCACCCGTCAGCGGATTGCGATAGCCGCGCTGCGCCCATGCGCCCGTGTTGATATCGAATGCCCAACTCGCCTCGGCGAAGTTCAGGACGTAGAAGTGGTGGCCGTCCTGCTGGTACGTATAGGCCGTCGCCGTCTCGGGGCTGGCATACGTCGCAATCGCCTGCTCAATGGCAAATGTGCTGATGCGGCGCGGAATGTACCCCTCGGCCACATACACCACGCCCTGCCCGCTCGCATTACGGCCCAGCCAGAAGACGCTGTTGTCTTCCTTGGCCGCGGACTTCGGCGCCAAGATGCCTTGCTCGATAAACGAGGTGCGCGTGAACGGCAGGTCCGGATCGGACGAAACAACAGCCACTTCGACCGACTCAGAGCCAAACAGCCATAGCTCCCGGTGATCGGCCAGCGTGCGCAGGGTCTTGTCCGGGTTGCCCTCAGCCGAAGCGAAGCTCAGCGCCTCAACCGTCGTGCTGTTGAGGTCGGCCCACTGATAGGTGCCGTCCACGTTCGCGCCGACGAGGTAGTTGTCGATGAACGACACGTCCGCCATCGCCGGGGCGTCCTCAACCTCCGTGAATGCGAAGGTGGACATGTGCACCGAGTGCCAGCCGGCCGCGTGAGCGACAATCAGATACGTCCCGTTGTCGGCCATCATCGCCGGGCCGATCGTGCTGGGAATCGTGCCCATCGCGGTCACGGCAAAGCTGCCGTTGATGCGGTAGACCGTATCCCCGTACAGCGCCCAGAGGTAGCCACCCGCGCTGTGCATGGCGCGGCAACCGTTCGTGGCTAGCGTCGTGCGGCGCAGCAGTCCCGGCGTGCCGTAGAACCCGCCAATCTCGCTCGTACCGCTTTCGTTCGGCTCGATGTAGAGGTTGATGCAGGTTTGCGCGGACAGCGGGAGCGAACGCAGCGCGTACGCTTGGCCGAGGAAGTTGGTGCGCATTAGTTGCCCGTCACCGGGTCCCAGCCGCCACCGCAGCCCGTGGGCACGGGAAGCTCACTCAGGTCAGAGCGGCCAGGCTGGAAATAGCGCAGCGCAAGGCGATTCCATGAGTCGCCCATGTTCTTGACGAACGTGATGGACGGCTCCTGGCCATACTCGGGCATGATCCGGAACGCCAGCTGGTGCGCGACCGCCTCGATGTCCGCATCGCTCATCGTGAGCGGCGTCAGTTCGTTGGAAACCGAATAGTCAGGCAGCCCAATGCCGGTGCCGTGCCACTCCGCAAGAAGCAGATTCAGGACAGAAATCGTGTCCTGTACCGTTGTGGCGTCCGGCGTCTCGTTCGATGCGATGACCGTCGCCAGGCGCAAGGCGCGGCGAACCAATTTCTGTGCGGTTGCCATCCTTGGCCCCCAAAAAGAAAGGGCGGGGGCCGAAGCCCCCACCCAGATTGCAGCCCTTAGCCCTGAACGCGGCAAGCCCACTCCGGACGGAGCGCGGCGAAGCCATACAGGATGTCGAAGCGGCAGATGCGCTTGTTGTTCGTGATGTCGAAGTCACGGACGAAGCGCAGGGACACACCGTCGTACTGCGAACGCGCCGCCATGTCGGTGCCCTTCGGCAGCTCAAGGTCCGCGGTCACGACAGTGAACGCTTCCTTGTGGAAGCCGATGTTGACCGGCGAGACAGTGCTGGCGGCGCCAAGCACGGTGATCGCGGCGTTGTCTGCCGGAAGCGCCGTGACGTTCTGATACGCACCGCCCGAGATCGGGCACGGCGTGATCGTGACGGTGGCGTTACCCGAAGCGTCCGAAGACACATCGGACTGCACGACGAACTGCATCAGCGAGCCGGTGGACTGCTTGGTTTCCGGGTTCACCGCAAACACGTTGGCGATGGTGAACACGTCGCCAGCCTTCAGGCGGGCAGCCGCAGCAGCGGTCCAACCATCGGTGACGAGCGCCAGCGACGCGGTGTAGGCGTTGTTCGCGCCAGCCGAACCCTGCGAGGCGCCATTCACCAGCGGCGTACCACCCAGCGGACCCACCGTGTGGGTCGGGACGTTCTGCGACATCCAGAAGTTCCAGCCCAGACCCTGGCCCATCATGCCGCGCTCGTACTGCGAGGCGATGCGATCAGACGACTGGAACAGGCCCTTCAGACCGTCAACCGTGGCAGCCTGCGCGGCCGGGTTGAGGATCATGTGGCGCAGGTCGTCGCGCGGGGCGGCGAACTCGTCCAGCTTCTGGCCGGCCTGGAGGAAGGTCAGCGCTGCGGAGGGAACCGTGCCCGGCGTGCCGACAGCGTTGGCGACCGACTTGTAGATCCCGGCATAGACCGAGTAATCCAGCTCCGATGCCAGACGGGCCATCGCGGGGCGCAGGTAGCGCGAGCTGAAGTCATCGATCGTCATCGCCAGATCGACATCGTCGAAGTCCCAGTCGATACCCTTCAGGGTGCTGACGGTCAGGTCCTGCGACGTTTCGACCACGTCCTGAAGCGAGGCGGTGGAACCACTACGAACAGTGAACTGGACCGGCTTGCGGATCTTCAGCGTCTGGCCGATCTTCGAACCGGACTTGGCGAAGGAGTCGTCGTACTGGCGCGAAACCTTCTTGGTGAGAACGATGTTGTTGTGGAGGATTCGCAGGGCTTCATCAGTGATGACCTGCGGAGTGAGCAATACGTCTGCCATTTTTCAGCTTCCTTGCTGATGTGTGATTAAGAACGCTTGCCAAATTCCTGGCGATTGCGCTCCGCGATGTAGTCGGCGGTGGACAACTTGCTCAGGTCTTTAGGCGCAGTCGCCCCACCACCCACGGTTGGAACCGGGGCCGGGGCATTCGTGACGGGTTTGGGTTTCGGAGCGGACAGGCGAGCTTCGAGGCGGGCAACGTGAGCGATTCGCATGTGCGGCGGCATTCCTGCCAACTGCACCGCTTCGTCCAGATGCGTTCCCAGGTGGTGCACGACCAGCGGGCCGTGATCGGAGGTCATCAGGATCTCGGCCAACATCGGGTCCTGCCCGAGGATGTGGACGAGGTTGTCTTCGGCCTCCGCGTAATCCTGGTGGTCGGCGGCAAACTTCGCCGCCCGCTCAGCGTGCTGCTGAGCCAGACTCTGGAATCGCGCTTGCTCTTGCTGCTGTGCCGATGCCGCGCGGTCGGTCTCGACGTACCCACGCGCTTCCTCGCGAACGAGATGGCGGATGTAGGCTTCGGGATCTTCCTGCGGGTTCGGCGCGGGTTGACGGGTCTGGATCTGGGCGCGCAGCTGTTCCATCTCAGCCCGCATTGCTTCGACCTGCCGTCGCGCTTCGTACTTCTCGCGGGTCAGCTCATTGATGCGCTTCTGGACGAATCGGCCCTTTTCGTCTCGGGCCTGCTGCTCTTCCTGCTGCGCATCGTTTTCAACAGGGGCCGTGGTCTGCTGGGTTTCCTGCGCTTTTTCTACGGGCGCAGAGTCGGCCGTCGCGCCCGTCTGGGCGTTCTCAACATCACTCATGGTAGGCGTCAGTCCTTGACGATTAGCCCGGCATCCGGCCGGTACGGGTCTTACGCAGCTTGGGACTCGTCCTCTGACGCGTCCTTCGCCGATTGCGCCGCTTGGGCGCGTGTCTGTTGCAACTCCCAGCGGAGGTGCATGTTTTCGATGTCGGTCTTCGCCTGCTTCACAGCGGCGTTCAACAGCTCGCGCTGGTTATGGATCTCAGCCACCTGAGCATCGAGCCCGGATTTGGCGGAGTCGGCCTTGGCCTTCTCCTGCATCAGCTCGGCCTCGACCTGATCCAGTGCAGCCATGCGCTGCTGCACCGCGGCCATCCCCTCTTCCACTTGCTGGCGCGCCTGGATGATCTCGGGCGGCATGTCCTTGCCCTGAGCCATCGCGGCCTGCACGGGCGGCGGCAGCAACAGCTTGAGACGTTCCGCAGCCTCTTCAGCCTTCGGGAAGTCCATCGAGCCCACAATGAGATCCGGCACGCCAGCGGCAATGGCCGGGTTGCCCTGCCCCAGCGCAGTCAGCGCGTCCACGAACTCCATGCGCTGCGTGTCGTAGCTCGGACCGGTCGTGACCGTCACGTCGTACTTGCCCGCGCTCAGATCCGTGACGCCATCGCCCTTGTTGATCTCGACGATGTTCTCAGCTCCGTCCTTGCCCAGCACGCGGATCATGCGCGGCGTGTCGTACACCTTGGGCAGCGCGGCGAGGATGATCTCGCCCGTGGTCTGGATGCCGAAGGACAGCGAGTCCTGGTAGTCGTATGTCGCCGTATCGCCCTCACGCTGACGGGCGATGATGGCCTTACCGCTGGTCTCGTTCGACTTCGCACCCACCGAGGCGTCGAAGATGCCATCCGAGGCCTTGAGCATGTCCACGCTGATCTGCGTGAGCATGGTGAAGGCGGCCGGCATGTCCGGGGGGGGCTCGCGCACAGGCCGAGCCTGCGGAGCCTGCGGATCGGGCGTGTACGGCAGATACGGGGCATCCAGCGCGTTCGCCTTGTCCCACATCTGCTTGACGCCGTCGCCCTCCAGCATCTTGGCCGTGACCAGATACGGGGACTTCGGCTGCTTGCTCACCACTTCCTGCGCGGTCGTCAGGTTGTAGTTCAGCAGCTTCTGAGGGTCGCGGCTGAAGCGAACCATGCCGCACCAGTGCCACTTGCCCTCAATGAAGAAGCGGTTGGCGAAGATGGACACGATCGGAATGCGGTCGAACACCGTGTCGTGCGGGCCTTCCAACTCTTCGGCACCGGACACGATGGACATCACGACCTTCGTGCCGTGGCACTGACGCTCACGGACGGCCGTAATGCCCTCCTGCTGCATCTGCATCACCTGCTCCGGCGTCAGCTCGGCCTGATCGACCGTGCGCCCGTCAGAGAGCAGCAGAAGCGTCTTGGTGACTGGCACGAGACGCCAGTATTCGGCGATCCGCACATCGTCCTGGCGGAACCAGTCGCCGTAGCGCTTGGCGGACTCGAAATCGACCGCTTCAGCTTTCGGCCATCGGGCCTTGAACTCGTCGCGGGTGATCGACTCTTCCACGAAGCAATACTTCTGGTCGCGGAGATCCGGCTCCTTCGCATCCGGGTCGTGCCAGACCGACGTGAGCGGGTCGGCGATCGGCTTGATGCGCAGATCCTGTTCCCACGCATCATCGGAGCTGTAGGACGTGACCACTCGCCACGAACCCATGCCCGCGGCCGTCACCAGCTCAAACGCGCCGTCGTAAGCGCGCTCGGCGTTGCTGGACGACTCGATGTTCCGGATTAGGCCTTGGCGCAGCTCGGCACCCTTGGCATCGCCGTTCTCGACGGCGCGCACCTTGATGCCCGGACGCGCCTTCTTCTGGTCGTTGACCACCTGGCGCCAGTGGCTGCGCAGGATCGGGAACTCGTAGCACGCACGACCCTTGCGCGCCTTACGCTGGGCCTCGTCCCACTGATTGCCGGGCACCGTGACAAAGCGCAGATCGCTCAATGCCTCGTCACGGTTATCGCGGTCAGCCTCCACGGCACGCTCGTACCGTTTCCGCATCTCCGCCATAGGGTCGGAGTTCTGGGCATCCTTGCCCTTCTTGCGTTGTTCCTTCACGCGAACTCCGAAGCAAAAGAGGATGTGTCGAACTTCACGGCAGGCCTATCCGTGGCCTTCTCCAACGCCATCGCCAGATAGCGGAATGCGTCTGCGCCGTGGCTCGCCCAGTCATGTAGCGGCGTTGGCTTGAACTGCCCAAGCTTCTCGGCGTACTCGCGCCGGTAGTTCATCAGCGCGTCCAAACCATCCGCGCACTTCTTCTCGTCGAACCAGCAGCGGCTGAACATCATGCGGACCGCGTTGATGCCCTGCTCCACGTCTTCGCGGGCCAGCACTTCCATGCGATAGCCCTGTTCTTCGGCCACCTGCGTCATGGTCACGGCAGACCAGCGTTCGCGCGCCTCCGCGTCATGCGGAACAAAATGGCGGCCGTAGTCATAGCCACGCTGACCCAGAACGCTGAGGTAGTGCGTGACCGGCTGCCCACGGTTGGCGTAGTAGTCGATCAAATGGACTTCTCGACCAACCTGCTGCCAGAACCAAATGCAGGTGTCGTCGCCGACGCCCAAGTCCCATGCGGTATGCACCAACGCGGCACGGTCGTACGGGACGGCAGCAATGCGGCCATCGACCTTGGTCTGCGCGATCTCAGCCGCGTAGATGGCGCCCAATGCAGGCACGTCGAACGCACACTCAAACTCTTGTGCGTACTGCTCAGGCGTCATCTGCCTGCGCGCGTCGTCCAACTCAGAGGCCAGAATGATCCCGGTCTCCGAAGCCTTCAGCTCCTGGTAGAACCAGTCTGGCGAGTCCTTCGCCATCTGAGCGAGAGCGTGAAAGTGGTTTTTGCCCTTGGGCGTGCCAATGAAGCTGGCCCAGCCCTGCCGGTCCGCAAGCAGCGGGCGGATGATCTCGCCCCATACGGTAGGCCGCATGTCGCCGTATTCGTCCAGCACTACGCCATCGAGGTACAAACCGCGCAGGGCGTCCGGGTTATCGGCACCGAACAGGCGAATCCGCGCGCCATTCACCAGCTCGACCGAAAGCTCAGACTCCATCGGTGGCTTGGCCTGTAGCGGGCGGCTGTACTGCTTCAGGTAATCCCACGCAATCGCCTTGGCCTGCGCGTAGTACGGCGCGAGGTAGGCAAAACGGGGGTTGGGTTTTCCGCAGGTAACGGCTGCCTTCACCAGCTCGTTTATCTCGCGAACGGTCTTGCCAAAGCGGCGATGAGCCACCGAGCAGGACCAGCGTTGCGTGCGCTCGTGGTAGGCGATCGATTGCGGCCGGGGCCGATAGTCGATCGTGATTACTTCAGCCACTGCACAGCAAGCTCGATGGGGCCGCCTTCGTCGCCAGTGATGGCCTGCGCGGGCTTGCCATATCCACGATCAAGCAGCGCTTGGGCCGCAGCAAGGGCCGTGCGCCGGTCATCGCCGCGCAATAGCTCAAGAAGCTTCTCGATCGCCTCAGGTCCTGCCGCTCGGGCTAGCGCCTTGATCTCGGCATCTTCCTTGGGGCGACCGCCCGGATTGCCGGATTGTCCCTTCTGGAAGGCCACTGTTAATCCTTGTTCTCAATCAGATAGACGCCAGTCATAGGCGTCGGGAATCGATACATCGCGAGTGCCCACCAACACCTCGCCATTGCTCAGCGTCACGGTGTTCGTGATCGAGCCGCAGCCGTTGATATGGATGAGCGCAGATGCCAGCGTGCCTACCAGGTACTGCGAGCCAAGCGTCAGCTCGCCGCACACTTCCCACGTCGAGCTGCTGACAGTCGCGCCGCGAGACTCAGCCTCAGCCGCCCACTCGTTCTTGACCAGCCGGGTTTCCCCGCAGGCTGAGTTGATCGTCTTGAGCTGCATCCGGTGCCTCTAAAGAAGTTGGGCCATCCTTGGCCCCCGCGTCCTTGCGGAAAATCGAATCGAAGTTGCTGGAGAAGGTGGCGTCGTCTACCGACTTGGGGCGCGGGGCTGAGCCTTTACCGGACATCAGTTAACGCTCCTGTCGTTCGGTGCCTCATGCGCATCCACAACCGCCTTGCACATCCAATGCAAGTCGGCCTCGTCCTGGCAATGCACCCAAAGCGCCTCATCGTCAGCGCGAAGGATCAACGCCTTCTGGCCCTTATCTAGGCACAGCTTCAGAAGCCGGTTCGCTGCGGCTCGGATCTCATCGTCCATCGTGGAGGCTGTCCACCTTCGCCGCACAGGCCCCGTAGGCGTCGATCATCCGACCGGCCCAAATCTCCAGCTCGTCGTAAGTCGTGCCAGGGTCAGAAATCGCTGGGCATCTCTCGGGCGCGGTTGGCTTCACGAGCTGCTTCCCGCACCCGCTCAGACACAGCAGCAGGACGATCGCACCTGGCAGGGTTCTGGCGAACGACTTCACGCACCTTCCCCTCGCTCTTCGGCAGCCTGTCCAGCGTCTTCTGCAACTTCTCGGCGCGCTTCGCCTGCTCGGCCTGTTCGCTGCGTACCGCATCCACCTGCTTGGACAGCAGCGCCGCCTCTCGGGACGCTCCGGAGGTTCGGCCCCACTGATACCCCAAGAATGCGAGCGCGACAGACCATGCAATCAAGAGGGCCAGCGCAATCGATTCGCGAATACCCATCAGACACCGGCCTTCTTCCAATCTTCCGCCGTGAACTTGATCGCGTAGCAGCCAGTCAGGCGCCAATAGGGCTGGTCGCCGGGGTACATGCGACTCACCACGCCCACGATGCGGCCGTCTTCGTTCCACACCGCGGCGCCCGAGTCGCCAAACCAGCCAAGCAGGTCCAGCGCCATCAGGTCGCCATCCCAGCCCGCCACATGGCCGACTCGCAGCAGATCCTTGATACCGTTCGGGTTGCCATGCACGAACACCACATCGCCCTGCGCGGGCTTCCTGGCGCTCATGCGAGCCCAGACCTTGAACGGCTTGTCCACCGTGACCAGTACGTGGTCAGCGCCGTCGTTGGCGACAACCTTCCACGTCACGGCGTTGTCGTTGAACTTCGCCGTGCCCTCGCTCACCTTGAAACAGTGCGCGGCGCCGAGGATTGCCGTCTTGCTGATCGCCGTACCGCTACAGACCCCGCCATCCGGGAAGTCGATGCGGACCGCTGAGGCCTTTGCCTCGCTGTAGTCCGGAAGGGACGCACAACTGCACCCTCCCACGAGAAGGAGGATCAGTAGCGCCCAAGTCTTCATTACAGCTCCCCGGTCTCCCGGCTCCACGGCCGCCAGATTGCGGCGTCGGTTCCTGGTGCTACGCGCATCCAGTTGTCGTCTAGCGGCTTATCAGGCAGTGCGCGCAGGACGGTGGCATCGGCCTCCATCACGCTGTCCAGCAACTGCGTGAAAAGCTCAGGAGCCATCACCGCGCCCCGAACATCGCAGCCAGCAGGCCGGCCCACTGGTCGAACGTGGCCCAGCCTCCCCACACCAGCGCAGCGCCACACATGGCAACCAGCGCGATTACCTTGGCTTTCGTCTTGTCCATTACAGCCCCCGCTCACAGAGAGCGCGTTCGTCAGCACGACGGAGGACAAGGCCCTTGAAGACCCTGCCCTTCGAATACTTCCATTTGCTCAACTCAGCACAGGCGGCCGGCCAGTTGTGCGCCAGCGCGTAGCCTTGGAGCGTCGAACCGCACACGACCTTCGGCCCGATATTGAACACGGCGCTCGTCAGAGCAGCCTCGGCGCCCAGCGGCTTAACGCCCGGGATGCACTTGTTCACGTAGTAGTTCGCCTCGCGCATGTCTTCTTCAAGCCATGCCTCGCACTGGGCGCGCGTGTACCGCTGGCCCATCTTCACTTCCGGCCCGGTATGGCCCCAGCACGCAGTTGGAATGTTCACTGGGTCAAGGTAGGCGTCGTACTTGAGGCCCTCCCATTCCTGGATCAGGGGCGCAGCAAGGACCAGCACAGCGGCGAGCCCTGCGCCAGCACCTACGGCCTTCTTGCTCATGACTTCTTCTTAGCCTCGCGGCGCCAACGCCAGATCAGATACGCGCCCTGAAGGAGGATGTACGACAGCGTCGCTGCGGCCACCCACCAATTGATGCCAAGGCCGGCGATCCCGGCCACTTGAGCGCCCACAACTGCCAATGGCGGCGCGCTCGTTTTGGCCGCACCAGCAGCCGCTTGCATCAGCTCATCTCGCACTGCATTCCCCTGGTTGACGCAGTGCGTCCGTGTAATTGACCGGCCTCTTTCCCGGCTGTCACCACGAGGCCGTAACCCCGCCTAGGCAAGTAGGCTGATCGCGCGTGGTCCCGCATTGGATTGGCGATCCGGGCAGGGCTCGAACCTGCGACCCGCGACTTAACAGGCCGCTGCTCTACCGCTGAGCTACCAGATCAAATAGGTGGGCGGCGTCTCGCGACGGGGCCCAGTGAGGGTTCCTCAGCTACTCGTTTCGCCTTGACCGGGAGTTCCGGCGTCACCCACAACTAATCTCATTTCTTGCGACGCTTCGCCTTGGGCTCCACGCGCATCACATCGACCGGGGCCGAGGTGTTCGGGTCCACTTCCGCAGCGGCCATTACGGCCTCTTCCGCAGTCGCGCCGAAGTACACCATCGCGGCCATGGCGGCCTGCTGCCCGGTTCCGATAGCCATCGGCCCCTTTGCATACGAAAGGATGCCGTTGCTACAGACCGTGGCAGTTCGCCCATCGGGGCGGACCACGATCACGTCGCACTTGTTCATCCTCGGCAACTCGCCGCGGCGCCCGCCATCGAGCCACTTAACTACTGACAGGATCTGCGACACCAGGCCTGCGCCACCTACGATGCTGCCATCCTTAAGGCGATGCAGCTTGGCGACCCTGACCTTCACGGTGTCGCCCCAGCAGCACTGGGTATCCGCGACGAGAACGCCGTCGCCGCGCGTGGCAATCGTGGTCATTTAACCGCCGCCACCTTGTGCGTCCGCTTGTAGATCTCGGCGGGCGTCAGCGTCTCGCCGGTCTCCGGGTGGACGATGCAGATGCTGCAACCCTCGCCGAAGATCACCGCCGCGCCCTCAACCGGGAACCCAAGCTTTCTCAGCCAGTGAGACAGGAAAACCTGCGCGTCCACACCGAAGTGAATCTGACCGTCCGGGCTGCTCAGCGTGTCCGGGTAGACATCGCCATCCGGGACGAACTCAATTTCGGGCTCGTCGTCGGTCATGGCGTCCTCAGAATGAAAATGCCCCGCGCGCCTCGCGGCGGCAACCTACGGGTTCGTTGCTGCTCGTCAGCGAGCGACGCTTTGAATCGTGGGCGGGGCGGGATGCAATAGCACCCCATCTACCCATTGTTTCATGACCGGTTATTTATCCGGCCTAGATAAGCGCCTTATCGAACTTCGCGCCAGTCGCCGCTTCCCAGCGGCAAATCATGTCGCGCGTCCAGATGCCCTGCACGATGCAGTTCAGGTCGAACATGTAGGCGATGAAACCGTCCAGCACGCGCCCCTGCACCTCATCGCGGACGCGCATGTAGGACTGATGCCCCACACCAAGCTCCTGGCAGCGCTTGTTCCGGCCCGGCATCTCATGATCCAGCCACGGCCACAGGGCGCGCGCCATGCCGTCACGGGCGGCCTGTCGCCCCCACTTCGGGTCGTAGTTCTCGACCAAACTGCGCTTGCGCTGGCCGCTGCCCTTCGCCCCAGCGAACTCCGCGGCGGCGCAATAGGCCCAGTTTTTCAGCGGGCGGAACTTGCTGCCGTCGTCGGCGATGCGGGCCAGATAGATCGCTTCGTTGATCGGGTCATGGGCGATCAGCTTGGCCGCAGACAGATGGCCGGCAATCTCATCGTCACCGCTGCCCCACCACCACGAAGCAACGCGCTTGGCGATCGCGTCGTGGATGTCGGCCTCTTCTCGGACCTTGATGGCTTCGGCGACGGTCACAGCCAATCAGCCTCCGCGGGCTTAGTGAAGGGGCAGATGAGCGAGCGCCACGGTAGATAGCGCCAGTACCACTTGCGCGCCCCTTTCCCGATCACAGCCCATTTCTGGACGCGCTCCACTTCCAGAGCGACAACGGCTGAGGCGAGCCAGCGAGGATTGCCGAGAACCACCGTCTCGCCAATGACTCGCTTCACATAGAACAGAATGGGCTCCGTACCATATCGGCCGTACACCCACACGCCTTCCGAAAGCTCACTCATGCCTCACCCCCCTTCCGATCCTTCCGCAGCATGTGAAAGCTGTACGCGCCGAATGCGACGCACCAAATGAAGTTGAATAGCAGCAGGCCGCTGGGGTGCTGCGAATAGGCGGAGGCCCAGATCACGGCCCATGCGCCTTGGAAGACGACGCAGAAGCGGTGCAGGTTGCGGGAGAAGGTGGTCATGCGGCCCTCGCAAGCGTGAACTTGTGTTCTGCGTTCTGGTACTTCTTGCGGAGGAACTGGGAGAGGCTCATCCGCTCGTACTTGCGGCAGAGGTAGTCCAGCGTCAGCGGCATGGGCTCGCACTCGCCGCGGTTGCGCACATCGTTCAGCACGACCACACCGCGCCAGTCGTTATTACGCTGGTGTCCGCGGTATCCCTCATCATGGAGATAGCAACTGCCTGCGATAATCGCGTGGATTGTGCGGCCGGTCGGCAGCGGGCGACGGTGCAGTAGTAGCCCCTGCTCGTGGCCGGCTACGAAGCTGTCGCAGATCTTGTTGATGCGGTTGTCCAGGCTGCCAGAGATGTTGCGAGGCGACTTTTCCATCTGCCAGAAGTGGGCATAGAAAATGTCGTCTACGCACACCGGGCTTAGAAACTCGTAACGCTCAAAGCCCTGGGTGTTCAGGTGGTGATCCCCGATCGTCCCAGCAAAGCGTGGGTCAGCGTTTATCGCCCGCTCGATTCGGTTTTCGTGGTTACCCTTCGTCCAGATGCAGCGCGGGTTCCACTGAGCCTTCTTGTTGCGCTCTAGCCGCGCCTGCTCTGCGCGCATCGGAGCTACGAGCCGCGCGAACGCCTCATTCCCGGCCGCTACGTCGTCCTCGTACCTGGCCCCCTCAAGGGCTAGGCTGCCCGGGCCGTCATGCATCGACAGGCTTGGCATATCCCAGTGGTCGCCGATGTGCACGACAACGTCTGGCTTGTAGTCCACGATGGCCTGAGCCACCCAATCAATGTGGTCCGTAGGCACGCCGGGGCGCACTTGGGTATCCGGCACGAGAAAGTGACGGGCCATCAATCCGCCTCGCACGCGCCAGTGGCGCAGCTACGCGGGCCGATAGGTGCGTCGCCCTCAACTACGAACGGCGGCACATGCGCGTAGACCGTCTTCTGATCACGCTGGAGCGCGGCGGCCTTCGTGTGGTCCATCGGGCCGATCGGCTGGAAGCCTTCGGGGTTGATGCGATTGATGGCGCTCAGCAACGCCTGGAATACCGCGGCGGTCGGAGCCACGACAGTGACCACGAATGCGCCGCCTACTTCGATGTGAGTGGACTGAAGCGTTGTCACTGCCCAGATCTCCTTTGATCTGGGCTTGTATCTTCCTCAGGAATCCTGCAACCCAGCGACCAGTTGCTGCCGCTGTTTTTTCCGCAGGATGGCAGAACGGCGCGTGCGAATCGTCCGCTCGCTCACCCCGTGCCGCTTAGCAAGTTCGACGCCGCCCATGCGCTTGAAATCCAGCAGTAGCTGATCCTCCTTCCGCGCCTCAGATTCGGCGTTGATCGCGCAGACCTCGACGTAGTGCATGGCCTCATTAGCGGCGGCGCGGGGTACGCCCATCGCCACCAGTTCCTCGGCCCGCTCTTCGCTCCATGCTTTCAGGATTGCGTAGTTCATGGATCACCAGTTGGTTTCCGCAGCAGTAACCGCGACGGCCAGCGCCTGCCATGCGTGCGACTTCACGCTGTAGAGGGGGCCGGGCTTCTTGATGTTCCCAATTGCTTCCGCCTTCCCGCCCCAGCGGTCGATCAGCGCCTGGCGGATGTTCGGGTCTTTAGCGCGCCCATCGTTGCAGACGTGCATGCCCACTTCCTTCCTGGGGATCAGGCGTGTGCGGTCTGCACCGGCCGCCTGTAGGAACCGGCCAACCCACTCGATAGTGCAGATCGTCTCGAAACCAATCGCCATGCCGTAGCTCACGACGCGCTCAATCGCGACACGGCCTGAGTGATGGGCGATCAGCCCGAGAATTTCGTGGTTCTCTGTTACGCCGCTGACCTGCGGGTTCTTGCCGTCGTACAACACCCAGCCGCTGTGGGTGGTGCCGGGGTCGATTGCGAGGATCATGCGGCCTCCTGCATCGCATAGCGGTCATCCGTCAGGCAGACGATGGTGAGTGCGCCGCCGAACACTGCGCCCGTGTCGATGTAGAAGACATTCCCAAGCTGTACCGGACGCTTCACAGGCGTGTGCCCGACATACACACGGTCAATCCCCTCCACCAGCGATTGATCGTCGTCCATGTAGCGGGCGCGCTCCCATAGGGCAATCTCCTGCTCATCCTTGCCCGGATCGCGAAGGCGCAGCCAGTTGTTCCCTGGCACCTCCGCATGGACGATCCCAAACGTGCCGTTTGGCGTGTCTACCTCGATGGCATAAGGCAGTTCATTGAACCGCTGCGCGACCCGGAACTGGGCCTGCGCGTCTAGGTTTATGAACCAGCGTCCGCCGTTCCGTTCGTACTGGAACGCATGGTTATGGCCCTTCTCGAAATTGATCGCCATCTGCTCATGGTTGCCGCGCACGGCGAAGAACCACGGCTCGTCCAGCCAGTCCATCGCATCCAGTGACGCGGGGCCGCGGTCTACAAGGTCGCCCACGCTGAAAAGGCGGTCCTTCGTGCGATCGAAGCCGACCTGATCCAAGGCGACCCGCAGGCGATCAAAGCAGCCGTGGATATCGCCTACGACGTAGTCCAGCCCCGCGCGGTTACGCTCAAACTTCTGCATCTTCACGCCGCATCTCCAATAATCCAGGTGAGGTTTGCTGCGGGGGTGCATTCGTACCGCCACCGCTGCTGCGTAGCCGCCAATAGCTGCTGCCCGAAGTCGCGCGGGTCGGCGGGAAGCTGCCATGCGGTAGGTGGTTCAGGACGTTTCGGCTTACGCGCCCTCGCATGCTTCGCTCGGCTGGCACGCACCGCAGCTCGGTCGCAAACAAAGCACCGCCTAGACATCCCATCCGGGAACCGTGACGATCGGCCAAACTCCGTCGCGGGCTTGCACTTATGGCAGGCAGAACACTGCCGTTCGGTTACGTAGGGTTCGATCATTTGGCACCCTTCACAGTCAGATACCCATGCGCGTACCACCAGCGCAGCGTCCGGGTAACACCTCGCAGCGCGTAGAACATCCACTCGGCTTCCGGCATGGGCGCGCAGCCGTTCGCATCGAACACGCGATGGCAGGGGCCACACCCAAAACAGGCGGAAACGTCGTCCGGCTTCTGGCCGCCGCCCACCTCGCCGGGCAGACGCACATGGCACAACATGCAGCCGGCCGTCTTGGACTCGGTTTCATCGGGACAGACGCCCGCGATGTTCAACATGCAATGGGCGTCGGGGTGGCCGGCCGACTCGCGGAGCTTCTTGGAGACGATCACGGCAACGCCCTCGCATCCTTGATCGCACGAATCCAGCGGTGCGCCGTGGCCCGACTCATTCCCCACTCGCTCATCAGCTCGTCGCGCGTCGGAATGCGCGAACGAAACTTTTCAGCTATGCGGCACGCGACGTACACAGTGTTGTGCGGGCTCGCCGGGATCGTGTCCACATAGTCATTCGATCGGCTGTGCCAGCTATTCACTTCCGCCTCCGCCCAAAGTGGTACGTGTTGTGTGCTCGCAGCGCTTCGAGAAATTCGGCGCTGACGCCCGGCTCGTCGGCTGGTTTCTTGCCGATCTCTCCGTTCTCGTCCTGCGCCCACACCAATTTGCAGTCCGGTCCATAGCGGTCAGTCATCTCCGCTAGCTCGGGCCATCGAGCGCGGTTGGCTGCGCGGCGCTCCGAAATTCTTGAAGCCGCCGCCGCTGCTTCCGCCGCTATCCGGTCCAGCGGGGAAGGCGAGCCTCGGGTGTCGGGGTTCGTCATATCGCTTCGTTCCCATATCCACGGACACGAATGCCGTGCCGCCGCGACCGTGGCGGTTGAACATCGTGGTGATTTCGGCATGCCCCGCGTCGGGGCTGTTCGGGTTGTAGACCTCGTCTCGGTACACGGAGACGACGCAGTCGAAGTCCTGCTCCAGGTTTCCGGAGTCGCGAAGGTCGGGCATGATCGGCCGCTTATCGGCGCGCGATTCCAGATTCCGGTTCAACTGAACAAGGGCGATGACCGGCACCTTGAGACGCTTCGCTAGGTTCTTGAGCCCGTAGCTGACTTCGCCCAGCTCGTCGTTCTTGTTGGCCCCGCGGCGCTGTGGAAGACGCACAAGGCCGATGTGGTCCACCACGATCAGGTCTAGCGGGGCTTCAAGGTGGTACTGCATCGCCCGCGCCTCGATCTCGGGCAAGCTAAGACCGGGCGTGTCGTCAATCAGCCACGCCTTCCCAGCGATCTGCTGTGCAGCGACGTTGATGTACGCCCACGACTCATCCGGCACACCGTCTTCGCGCTCGAAGATTTCCGAGTCGAACTTGCCGATGTGCGCCAGAGATGCCTGCGTCAGCTCGCCGGCCGTCATCTCCAGCGAGAAGTTCAGGACGCGTTTGTCGTTCAGGACGGCGCGAATCTGCGGAGCAAGTGAGGTGGTCGTCTTACCCATCTTCGCGCGGGCCGCGATTCCGTAGAGACGCGCCGGCACAAGCAGGCCCGCAACTCGGTCAACGCCAGGAATCGCCCACGTCAAGCCGTACGGACCGCTCGCACGAAGCTGCGCCGCCTCCAGCATTTCGTTCAGACCGTCGCGGACGGATTTAACCTTGGCGGCCTGCTGCGGACGGACCTCCGCTAGAAGCGCCTGTGCTTCGCTGTACGAGCCGGCGAGCGCGATCCGCTGCCCAGCCTCACGGATGCGGCTGCGTTCGCCGTCCTCGGCCACCAGCTTCGCGTACGCCTCGATGTTGGCGACGCTGTAGACGGTCGATGCCAGTTCGACTGCGGATTCGTGCCCGGCCTCCCATGCCGTCACCGCGTCCACCTTCTCGCCGGCAGACAGCGTGTCGCGCACATAGGCGAATAGCGGGCGAAGCGATTTCGGGAAGTCCTGCTCGACCACCAGCCCGGCAATGCGCCAGTACGCGGACGAGTCGATCAGCAGCCCGCCGATCACGTTCTCTGCGGCGCTCATTCGCCAGCCCTCATGGAAGCAATGGCCTTGTCCATGACCCAGGCGAAGCGGTCTTCAGCGAGCAGCACGTCGATGTTCTGGACCCACGCCGGGTTCTTCGGGTTAGGCACCTCGCCACGCATCCACGGGTCGCGGCTGCATTCGGCGAAGTACGCCTCCCAGAACTCGGCCGGCTCGTACTCCCAGCCCTGCCCCTCGCAGACGTGGCGTGCGAGGCGCGTGGCGGTCTTGATGCGCTTCAGGCGCTTGTCGTTCAGCACCGTGGCCTGCTGGCACTTCGGCAGCAGGCGGTTGTAGGTCGAGCGAACGACCTCCGCCTCCGAGTCCCCCTTGGGGACTACAGGGGTCTTAGCTTTTCTACTGGTTACTGGTGTCTGGTTACTGGTTACTGGTATGGCATCTTCTGGGCATTGCCCCGGCATTGCCGGCGGCACTGCCGCAGCATCCCACCTTTTCTTTGCTTTCAATGAGTTAGCCTCGCGCTTGCATTCGTACTTGGCGAGGTCAAGATCGGCACGTTTGTTGTGAGCAAACCCTGCTTGTTTGGTCACATCAAAGAAGCTCGCGATGACCTCGTCGGTGGCGCGCTTTTCCGGGCCGGAGCGCGCGGCGACGATGCGGTAGATCAGGTCAACGGGGATGGCGCGTTCGTTCGTGTAGTACCAGTCGAGCAGCAACGTGTAGACACCGTGCTGATACGTAGTCAGCCACTTGGTGTCGCGGGCGTAGTCGCCTAGATGCCGCTCGTAGTAATTCATCGCTACCCCTACCCCTTCGGTTCCAACAGCCGCTCCAACACCCTTTCCGCGGCCTTCTCTTCGTACTCGTGGTCCCGCTTGTTCCGTTCCGACAGGTGACGCCTGAGCGCGCGGCGGATGCGCTCTGTTTCGGCGTCTGATGGGGGCTGCCAGGGGATCACTTCCAGCTCCGCATGGCCCAACTCATCAGGCCGTAGCCAACACACATGGACAGCAGCATGTTTGGCGCGCCGGTCAGCCCTAGCCACGGAACGATCACGAAGGCCCACGTGAGAAGCCCCATGACGAACAAGAAGATGCGATGGGCGTTGTTCATACCGCCGCCACCTCCCCCGCCCGGAGCTTGTCCATTAGCTCGTGGTAGGTGTATTTGGATGCCCCCCCGTCCGGAACGATTGGCTCAAGCTGGTCACCGCCAGGCGAGAAGAGGCCGCGGCCGTTCACTGACGGATACGGCGCTTGGTTTGTGCCCCAGCAATCTGGGGCGACATTCCACTCGCATCCACGCGATATCGCGTCGATCGATAGGTTCGATCCGTCCCCCACGATGCGCCCCGTCTGTCCGGCCAGCTCAGGCCAGCCGAGCGAATAGAGAATCCGCACGCGACAGCCAACAAACAGCTTCTTAGACATGGCCCAACTCCAACTGCGGTTGAGGGATGCGCCGCCGCTCGGCTCGGGCCATTTCAGCGGCGCGGAGGGAACGGAAGTCGGCGACCTCTGCGTGCGACATCGGCGGCAGCAACCCATCGGCTGCGGCCTTCGCCAGAAGGAAGCGCGCGTCGGTGGAGACGGCCGGGTCGGTCAGCTCCACTTCGCGGAGGAAGGTGTGGAGGTGGCGGCTCATGCGGCGAGCCTCAGGTCGTCGGCCATGCGCTGAATCGCAGCCTTGGCACACTGCTGTTCCTTGATCGCCTTCAGCGCTGCAATGAGGTCGCGGTGCTGCTTGAGCAGGTTCGACCCGCTCAGGACGCAGAACGGCTCCACGAACCAGTCCGGCACGTCGCGCCGACCGTTGGCTATCTGCGACATGTACGCCTCAGAGATGCCCAGCTGCGCGGCGTACCAGGACTGCTTGAACCGCTTCGCACGAAGCGATACCGCGACCGCCTCGGATTCGCTGGAAACCCTTGCCACCAAAGCGTCTGGAGCGTCTTTCGGCGCGGGCATGACACTCAGAAATGGAAAGTTCGTTTGCATCGCTTAGCGGTCCTTAGCAAGCCTTAACAAGGTCGTTTGGGTAAAAAGAAGGCCCAGCACCGAGGTACTGAGCCCGTGGAGAAATCAGGAGTCGTTAGCAGCGTCGGTCGGCAGTCGGCCGGTCGAGTGCAGGTTGTGGAGGTGGACGGCGGCCATGCCGCGCGGAGAGCGAGTGCGCTCCTGCTTGAGGTCGGAGACGGACTGAACAGACAGGCCAATTTCCTTGGCGATGCCAGTCAGGCTCCAACCGCGGGCCTCAAGCTCAACAACCTTTTCGGACCACTTAGTCATGGACCCAATCCTATGGGATGCCATAGGTGGTTGTCAATGGCATTCCATAACGGAGTTCCGTAAGACTCCGCGTATGAGCACAGTTGGTCAAAGAATCGTTAAAGCCCGCGAGGCCAAGGGCTGGGGGCGCCCTCAGTTAGCCAAGGAGGCAGGGGTCCCCTACGCGACACTTGCCGGTCTCGAGAATGGTGATCAGCAAAGCTCGACCCATGTCCCATCCATCGCAGCCGCGACTGGCGTAAGCGCCCTATGGCTTGCCACAGGCAAGGGGGCGATGAAACCAATCCATGGCCCCGTAGCTTCTCAGCCTGCGCGACCGGACCCTGCAATCATCATCCAGACCTTGGACTTCCTCGAAGAGGCGTTCAAGGGCCTTCGCAAGGAGTTCGACCTCCGCAATGAGGCGGATCTATTCGCTGATGCCTATGAGTGGCTCGCGGAAGATGATCGCCCGGTGGACCAGCGCAACCTTGCCGATTTCACAGCTTGGCAGGCCAAGCGACAGGCAGCGGTGACAGGGGGCGAAGATGAAGACGAAGGCAGAGGCGTTACTCGAAAAGCTTCATGAACGAATCGCGGCGGCACCACCAGCTCGGCAAAAGCCGCAGCTGCGCGTTGTCGGCCATGAAATGGACTCCGTTACCCGCGAGTCCCACATCCGCATGATCGTTAGCTTGCGGAAGTTCTATAAGCCTTACGGGATGGATGTGATCGTCAACCAAGCCTTGGTTGGCCACAGCCGGCTTGAGGACTTGTTGGACGATGAGCTGGTCGCCCTCCTGAGGGCTATTGACCGCGCCCGCGAGTGCATCAGCGATGGAATCAGCTTCGAGGAGGCTGGGCTTCTCCGCCCCTGCTATGGATAAGATCCAGGACGAGGAAGAACTTACTTCCGGAATCTCGCCGTGTATCAGGTTCGTTCCCACCAAAGGTGTCGTCCGCGTCCATGAGGGCGACGATTGGGGCGAGAAGCCTGGTATCGGGCTCTATTTTGACATCAGGGTAAAGTCAGATGAGTCCGTCGAAACAGGGCATGATCGAAGCATCAATTTGGCGAGGACGGCCGAGTGGGATCTGCTTCTTTACCGCGGACTAAAGACTCCGGAGAGCAACCTTCCGGACAGCGCGATCGGCCGCTTTCACTATAGTAAGGAATATGACAGGGATGGCGAGTTCATCCCGGAGAGTTGCCACGGCTGGGCACACATTGACCAGCCCATGTTTGACATTCTTTCAGAGCATGCGCTTCACGGCCGCCTGCCCACATCAATTTCAGTGACAGCCCTTGGCCTAGAGTACGGATGGGCGCCAGACGGCAGCGTAAAAAAGTGGGATGTGCGGAAGCGTCCAGCGGTGCTCATCAAGTCGATAGCCTTCGGATACTCGACGGAAGTCCAAGGCATCGATGAAAACTGGGCTGAGGAAGTAGCCGCAGCCACCCCTGCGCGGGCAGACGACATCACGGCGCTGAGCGCAACTTTGGGCGCTAGAATCGATCGGGGCGAAAGAGCCACTAAGGCCTGCGCATGGCTGTTGGCCGCAATTGCCCTGATCCTGCTGTTCAAGTGATTTTGCTGCGTCGCACAACAGAAAGTTGAAAAAAGTTACGGAATCCCATTGACAGTTTGCTATGGGATGCCATAGTCTACTCCCATGGCCGGATAGCCCGGCCGTTGGGAGAAGGACATGGCAAGCAAGTCCCCGAAAGACCTAGCCGCCGAACCGGCCATCCCGTTCGCGCAGGCCACCGAGTCTTTCCACACCGCGCACATTTATCACCGCGGAGTTTCTAAGCGCGAACTCTTCGCCGGCCTCGCCCTTGTTGGCGCCGCTGCGAACGACGACTTCGACGCACACGCCGCAGCTCAGCGCGCAGTAGACGCCGCTGATGCCCTCCTTGCCCATCTGGCGGGAGGCTGACATGACCCTCTCCACCGAACGCCGCGAGGCCCGCGCCAAGGCGCGCTCCCTCGTGCTTGGCGCGACTCCCGAGCAGATCGACGCCTGGCGCGACCGCAACGAAACCCGCGCGAACTGTGTGGACCGTCTTCTGCGGCTGCTGGGCGTGTGCCCGTTCGCCGCCCTTGCGTACATCGGAGCCTGACATGAAGGTCGAAATCAAGAATCGCTATAGCGGCGCGGTCATCTTCGGCGGCGAGTACGCAACTATGCTTGCGTGCCTACTGGCTGCGGTTGCTTCAGGCGCGGACCTTCGCGACGCGAACCTGCGCGGCGCGGACCTGTGCGGCGCGAACCTGTACGGCGCGGACCTGCGCGGCGCGAACCTGTACGGCGCGAACCTGTGCGGCGCGAACCTGTGCGGCGCGAACCTGTGCGACGCGGACCTGCGCGGCGCGGACCT